TCCTCGTCCTCCGAGTCTAAACCTAAGTCAAGCTCATCATCTTGTTCTAAAAGTTTTTGCATCGCTTGCTCAACCTCAGATGAGTATTTTTCGATGACTGCGCCTTCGGCACTTTTTAAGGCCGCTTCTCTGAGTTCAGCAGCATCAACTATCGCTTGTTCTAACATGGAATTAGACATAAATGTGTCCCCTTCAAAGAGAGTTAATCAAATTAAATAGTTATCACGAACCGAAATAGACTTTTATGAAGCAAAATTAGTCACTAATTCCTGATCCGGTCACACTCAACATCTCGCCTGATGCAATATTTGTTAACTCAGCGTAAATATCATATTGAGTTGTCCCGCCACCTGGCTGCGAAATATATAAATCTTTCATTCTGCCATTTAGGACAATTGAGTTGCTTCCAGAAGAGGCATGACCTGCGGCTAAGCCTGCTGCGCCTGATACGGTTATATAGTGATGGCTAGTTGCGGGGGTATTCATCGCTCCCGTCGGAACAAAATGAACTCTCAGTGCGTGTGCGCCATGGTTAACAACCGTAATCGACTTGGCCAGAGGATCAAAAGAGTGACGGTCTTCATTTCCGGCAGCCAAAGCCTCGGACCCAGAAAGGTAAGGTAGCCCAGCTATCAGGTACGACCCAACATTTGAGACACCCGGAGTGCCATATGTAAAGTTTCTTCCCATTATCTTCTTCTCCTATTTCTCTTAGCAGTTCTTTTGCTGCCTGGATTAAATAGTTCATTTCTTTCCTTATTGACCTTATCTATCAATCTTTGTCGTCGGGCTCGGGTTTCGGCTTTAACCGCCGACGGCTTTTTATAGTGTGTTCTAGAGCGAAACTCGTCAACAATTCCTTCTTTTTTTACTTTTTTGATAAATCTTCGAACCATTCGATCATTGTTATCTCCGCATTCCTCTGCGGTTACTTTAACACATCCGGTTATTCTTTTACTTTTATTGTAATTCCTGTTTCTTTGCCTTCTCATAAATCCTACTTTCTTGTTTTAGAAGCGACTGCTGCCCAATTACCTAAACCGGGCATATTAGAAATATCAACCCCCGCATCCCCAGGGGCTACTCCGCCAAGAGCACCCTTAGAGTTCTCTTGTATCGGCATAGTTCCCTCGAAAAGTTCAGGGTTGCTAAATTTGTTTTTAAGATGATCATACCCGTTCCCACCTATCGCTGACAAAACTTTCTTTTTTGCTTCGCTCATCTGAGTGGGTGCGGATCTGTGTTGAGGTTGTCTGACCTCTTGTACTATTGAAGCTCCCTGTAGTCCTTGGGCTACTTCAGTAATAATACCAGACAACACGCCCTCCTCAAAGATTACTTCTTTGACACATTCTTTAATGATACTTTTAAGTTCCGATTTTTTCATTTGATACCTTTCATAAATAGTGTTTCATTTAGGAAGTTATGTGATTAGCTGATATCGGTTGCCATTGGTTCGACCTAGTGTCAAAAACTAAGTGAACAACGGGACCATTGATTTGACCGTATCCCATAGATATACCGTTGTCACTATTAACAGTCCCAAGACTAACACCACCACCAGAAAATCCGGTGACGGAGACATTGGACAAGTTAGATGTAATAGTCTGGTTTCCACCGGCCCCAACAACGTTTTGACTTATTGTAAACGAGGTGTCCGTGCCTGCACTAAACCCTGGGTCAAGAGTAAATGGCCAGGAATCACTGCTAATGCCGGCAGCAATAGCGGTATAAATGGCTGCGGCAGTAAAGGCTGCGTTAGGACAGCCATTAATTCCAGCGACCTGACTACTAGCGTCTCCTCGAACGGCTGTGCCGCAAGATACACTAGTGCTAGTCGTTACAGTTTTTGCGTTGCCGCTAGTATCTTTAATAGTTAAAGTCTGGTTGTCACTAGCAGTCCCTGTAAAAGTAATCTCTCCAGAAGCAGCGACAGATGTGTTACCAGCAATTATAGTGGTGTTATTAATTGTACCAGTTATCGCCAAAACAAGATACTGTCCGTCTAGCGTCCCTGTGGATACAGTTATAACGTGTGTTCCACCAGCACCGGTAGTAACCTCT